TACCACGTCACGGAGGCCTCGGTCTATTCCCCGCGCTACCAGTACGCCGGCACCCTTGACGCGATCTGCACGATCGAGGGGTGCAAGGTGCTGGTGGACTATAAGTCGTCTCGGCGGTCCGTAGGGCCCGACGACAAGCCAAGTAGGCCCTACCCCGAGGCGGCCCTCCAGCTGGCCGCATATCGTCACGCCGAGCTCCTGGCGACTGTGCGGGGTAGGCGGACTGAGGTGTTGGGTCGGCGGTACTACCTGTTTGGCGCGGAGGAGGCTACCTCGGCGGTCCCGATGTCGACGCTGGACGGGTCGGTCGTGGTTCATATAACCCCCGAGCACTGCGATATGTACCCTGTTAGATCGGACGACCGGGTGTTCGAGGCGTTCTTGTACACCGTGGAGGCGTTCCGGTGGCAGCAGGAGTTGTCGAAGCAAGTAATCGGTGAGCGATCAACCAAGGAGGCGGAAGAACCCGAGACACTGAAGCCTAAGGCGCTTGTACCCAGCCCAAGGCGCTTGTACCCAGGACACAAGCCTACGGCGCTTGTACCCAAGACACCCAAGCCGAGAGCGCGACCCCAGAGGGCGATATCGAGGGCAATGGCGTTCCAGATGTTGGCGGACGGGGGGCTACAAGAGGCCGTCCGAATCGCAGAGAACCTTAAACCGCAACAAGCGGAGGGAGCATAAAATGGCGTTCGTGAAGGCATCGGAGCTGATAAATCCCGAGACCAAGGAGTCTGTGGGGCTAACCCTAGTCGCCGTAGAGTACCGAAGCGACACCTCCCTACCCCAGTCGCAGTACGGGGATGAGGTCATGTACCATCTCAAGGACGTCAACGGTAACGAGCTAACCTTTAGTCAGGCTCGTAATCCGCGGCGGGAGAATACCGTGATAGCGATGTGTGAGGCGCTTTTTGACTCTCCCCTTGGCGTACCCGTTACCCTCGTCGAAATCGAGACTAAGCGATCGATAACAGGGGTCACCCACTACTTCCGGGAGTTCAACGCGGGTGTGGGTGGAGCTGAGAGTTCGGTTATGGCTAGGTACCGGGCGGCGCGTGAGCTTGCTGAAGTCAAAAACGGTCACGTTGCTGACGATGACGTACGGGCTCGATTCCGCGCGACGAATAAGACCGCGCCGCCCGCCAGCCCGCCAGCGACCGAAGGGAACATCGACCCCGACCTGATCCCGTTCTGACGTGGACGACGACGAGACGTTCGCCGCTGACGTCGAGGCTGCTCTCCGCGGGGAAGGAGAGGCCGTACCGTACCCGGAGGACTTTGAGCCGGAGCCGCTCCCCGAGCTCAAGCGCTACGGGCCGCGTGCGACCGGCCGCCGCCTGATAGCCAAACCCATCTCCGCTATCCCCCTCCGCGCCCCCGAGTGGCTTATAGACGGCGAGATCCCCCTGGGAGGCTTGACCCTGCTGGCCGGCCGGGAAGGAACGGGGAAGTCAACCTACTGGGCGGACCTAGCTGCTCGCGTAACCACCGGCCGGTTATCCCTCGCGCGCGGGCGCGCGCACGCGGTAAGCGTTATAGCTACAGAAGACTCATACGAAAGCGTTATACGGCCTAGACTTCAAGCGGCAGGAGCTAACCTTGATAAAGTCTTTACGGTTGAACCGGAAGACGCGGAGATAGGAGACTTAACGGTAAGTCTGCCAGACGATATTCAAGAGTTAGAACGTCTAGTCGTTGAAAACGACATAGCGCTTATTATCTTAGACCCTCTTATCTCCCGTTTACGGGTCGGACTAGACACGCATAAGGACGCTGAAGTCCGTCAAGCGTTAGAACCCTTAACCGCTTTAGCGGAAAGGACAAGGGCAACCGTCTTAGGACTCATACACATAGCCAAGATGCAGACGGATGACCCGTTAACCTCGATAATGGGGTCTAGAGCCTTTCCCGCTGTAGCCCGTAGCGTGCTATATGTGCTAGAAGCTCCCGGGTCTTGGGAGGGTGAACGGGGTAAGCGGTTCATCGGGGTTGGTAAGTCTAACTACGGGGAGAGTAACACCCGTATGCGTTGTTACCGGATACAGGGTGAGTATGTTGGATCGGACTCTAACGGTCATCCCGTCAACGCCTCGAGGGTTGTCTGGCTGGGCCGGGTGATGGGCGTAGGGGTCCGAGACATGCTACAATGTATCAACGCCAAAGGGCCTAAGGAGGACGTCATGAGTAGCTTCCGGGAAGATCTCGAGCGGGTCGACCACCCGCAACCCCGCGCAGCACGCGCCAACAGCGCACCCGCCATACCCGCCACCCTGCTGGTCCCGACCGCTGCCCCCGATCCCGTTGTCGAGGAGGTTGGCACCCCGGAGCTGGACATGATTAGCGAAGGCGGTCCGACGCGCGCGGAGGCCGTCGCTGTCTTCGGCGCCCCCGTGGACCAGCCGGTCTCAGACCTCGACTACATCAAGGCCCACTGGAAGCGGCTGTCACAAGTCCAGCTGTTCGAGGCGTTCAACGCTGCGCAGCTGAACAGCTGTCTGGTCACCGTTGGCGGGAAGATGATCGTCAGCGGAGCCAAAATACTCGCCGCACCCGCCGACCAGGTGAACGTCGTGCGGAACATGTTTGAGGGGTTCACGTCATGACCGCTGTGGAAAGTAGCCCCACGGCCATGAGGATTGACGAGACCTCAGAACTGGAGCGGGTGTCGCTCGCGCTCGACCTCACCCACGCCGAGGGCGAGGTCCGCTACACCGACCCCGAGACGGGCGGGCAGAAAGGGCAGAAGCCGGCCGAGTTAGGAGCGCTACCGCCCGAGGCGTTGCTGCACCTGGCGGAAGTCGCCGGGTACGGGACGCGCAAGTACGACCGATACAACTACCTGAAGGGCTACAAGTGGTCCTTGTCGTTTGATGCCATGGAACGACACCTGCTCCAGTTCTGGGGCGGGGAGTACGACGACGCCGAGAGCGGGTTGCCTCATTTGGCCCATGCCGCCTGGCACTGCCTCACGCTCATCGCGTTTTACGAACAGGCGATCGGGACGGATGATCGGTGGCAAAAATGACTGGAGGACGCCCCGCGAAGACCGAGACCACGGGCCGCTCCCACTCCGCCACCGCCGTCACCGCTTTCGCCCATCGCTGCCGGAAGCATGTCTTGCTCGATGACAGGACGGCGATCGCGCCGGTCGTGCCCGCCGGGATGTCTGTCTGCCGCCGCTGCGGCATACTGTTCCTTACCCTGTGCTGCCAGTGCATGACCGAGTTTGACCCACATGGGAGGGTGCGCGGTGACCAGGACCTTCTGTGACCGCTGCGGGAAAGAGACTCCGGACGTCAATGAAGGGAAGGCCAGCGCTGTGCGGCAGGGTGCGCGGTGACCAAGACCACTTACCAGCTCTGCCTGTCCTACCTCCGCTACTTACCGCCGGAACATCGTCCGGAGGCCGCCAATGTCGTCGCCAAGACGGCGCAGTACGGCACTATCGGGGGGCGTGGTAGCAAAGAGCCCGACCACGCTATCGACCCAATTGTCGAGGAGGTCGACTTGGCGCGGGCGCTGTCTATGGTGGGCGATCCGTACCTACAGGCGATCGGTGTTGACGCCCGACGGTTCCAGGACTCTGGCGCGGTTGTCCGCCGGGCTCGGGCCGCGAACCCGCGGGGCTGGGAGGAACTGCGCCGCGACCGGTTCGCGACTCACACGATCCTAGTTGTGCCGGACGGCGAGAACTTCGACGTTGAGTGCGTCTACTGCGGCTACCGGGCCGTCGCGTACAACATGAACGAGACCCGGAAGATCATCATGCAACACCTCGACCCGCTGCGTGAAGCGCTGGAACGTTGCGCGGTGAGGATGGCGGCCATCTTGGGTCCGTCCTTCGGGGGGAACTGTACCCATGACTGAGCCTAAGCACGGCATGGAGCCGGTGAGATCGGTCAAGGGACCGTGGCACAACAAGACCCAGCCTTGCGCCCGCCCCGGCTGTGGACACGACATCTACAGCCATTTGGATTCTCGACTCCACCTAAGCATCGTTCCGGGCGTACCGCTCGGCCCTGATGGATGTCCCTGTCCCTCCTACCGTACCCAGGCCCAGCAGGAGGCGTGGGAGGACGCCAAGGCTTCGGGGTTTCAATCGTGGCGCAAGCCCGATCTGGTCCGTGTCATTGAGCGTCTGCTGGAGCTGTACCCATAAACCACGAGGAGACACGATGAACACCCCCTACCTAACGGCGATGCGCCAGCTACACCACGAGTCGGACAAGCAGAGCGAGTGCTCTTGCACCCTGAAGAGAGACCGGTGCAACTCATACATCGCCCTGGCGGAGGTCGATCGCCTCCAAGCCCGCATCAAGCAAGCCTGGGAAGCGGCGGATTACGGGAACGAGCACGGAGATTCCCCCCGGCGCACTCTGGACACCGTCCTGCGCGCCCTGGGGTTCCCGGAGCGATGAGCCACCAGACGGCCCGGAGCGGCCCGTGCGGGCTGAAGGACGGGCATGGGGGGGACCATCGGACCCCGCAGGGCGTCGAGGCCGTAAACGCCCGCAACGCCAGCCCCGAGGGCAAGGCCCGCAAGGCCCGCTACAACGCCCGCTACGACGCCAGCCCCGAGGGCAAGGCCCGTAAAGCCCGCTACGACGCCAGCCCCAAGGGCAAGGCCCGCAACGCCCGCTACGACGCCAGCCCCGAGGGCAAGGCCCGCAACGCCCGCTACGACGCCAGCCCCAGGGGCTGCCACACAGCGCGCGTCTGGGGGATGAGGTACAATAACCGCTCACGGCGGGCCGCCCTAGAAGTCCGCTACGAGGAGGAACGTCTTGAGATTCGAGAAAGGCTACAACCCGTGGATTCCCGAGGAGTTCGCGATGCGGGGCTCGAAGGCCAACAACGCCCTACTGGCGCGACAGTTCGCGTGGCGCATCGAGAACGCCCTCAACGTCGCGGCCTACGAGGCGTGGGAGGACAACAACCACGAGCGTGCTCCGATCTACACGACGGAAGAGGCTGCGAAGATCGTGGCCAAGCAGACATCGTTCGACCGGAAGCACCTCAGGTGAAGGAGGCAGAATACGACCTGCTCTGCAACCTGGGCCAGCTCCTCGCAGCCCAGCCCCAGCGGGTGCTGGACTTCGACATCGAGAACCGCCCGCTGTCCTACTGGTATGACGGGCACTGCACGGCCGAGATCACGGCGATCGCTGCCAGCTTCGGACCCCGCGAGGGTATCAAGGTTTGGCTGCTGGGGATCGACGAACCCGTCGAGATCCTGGAGCGTTTCCGGGCGCTGTACGACGAGGCGGACGTGGTAACGGGCCACTACATTCGCAAGCACGACCTTCCGATCATCAACGGCGCGATGTTGGAACACGGGTTTGGCCCGTTGGGCCCGAAGCTGACGTCTGACACCCGGTTAGATCTGGTCCGCTTCGGCGATCTCCCCGCCAGCCAAGAGGCGCTGGCCGCGATGTTGGGCGTCAAGGCACCGAAGACCGGGATGAGTCAGGCCGACTGGCGGGCGGCGAACCGCTTGGGGCCCGCGGGCATCGCGCTCACGAAGATCCGGGTCGTCTCGGACGTTCGGCAGCATATGGCGATGAGGGCTGAGCTGCTAAAGCGCGGCTGGCTCTACCCGCCCCGTCGCTGGCGCCCATGACAATAGTCAAACGGCCGTGAGCGACTTGACAACCTCTTCGGAGTATGCAAGTATCAGAAACGTACCAGTGCGCCAGCGAGCATGTCGAGTCCTCGGACGGGGTCGGGCACAGCACACACAAGCAACAGTGACGAAGGCTGGTTCGCCCGTCCCGTCCGTCGACTACGACAGCCCCGATTCGCCTGGAGGGGATGATGCCAAAGTCTGAGAAGCTACGGCGAGGCCAGCTCGTCGAGGTTTGCTGGTACGATGCCGTGACGGAACACGGCTGGATGATGACCCAAGAATACCGGAGTATCTCCAAGCGGGAGCAGCCAAAGGGAACCCCCTGCCGCACCGCCGGCTACGTCGTCCACCAAGGCAAGCACGTCCTGTCCCTTGTCCAGACCCGCTCCCGAGACGGTCAGATGGCGACGGACCAAATGTCAATCCCCCTGGGCTGCATCCGGTCGGTAGAGCCAAGGTCATGATGCCAAGCACGACGGCCAAGTTGCGGATGAATCTGGGCTCCGGCGATTTCCCGTCGCCGGGCTGGACGAATGTTGACGCTTGGAACAACCTGAGGGGCACCGACGTTATTTGCAATGTCCTAGACCTCGCCTCTTACTTCCAGCCGTCCAGCGCCGAGATGATTTACTGCGGACACCTGCTTGAGCATTTGCCTGTCGAGGATGTCGTTCCGGCGCTGAACCAGATACGCATGGTGTTAGCCGACGACGGCCAGCTCTGCATCGTAGGCCCCGACTATGACAAGGCAGTAGCCGACGGCTGGGACAAAGCGACTCTCGCCGGTATCGTCGATGGGCAGAACCGTTGGCCGGGTGATGCCCACCTCTGGGTGGCATCGATGGCGAACACCCTCGAGATGGTCCGCCAGGTCTTCCCAGACGCCGAACCCACCGACCTGCGGACCCTTGACCCTGTCTGGCCTTGCCCCTTCCGAACGGTCGACTGGCAGCTCTGCATCCTGTCGCCCGCCGACACTAACCCGCGCTGGCACTTCATCGATCCGGGGTCTGAGCCGATATGACCCGGATTACCGTCGTCATCCCTGCGGCCGGCGAGGGCCGACGTTTCGCCGAGGCAGGCTACACCGTCGCCAAGCCGCTGATTCCGGTCTTAGACGTCCCGATGGTGCAGCGGGTCCTCGCCAACGTGACGCCCACCGGCGCCACCGCTTTCGTCGTTGGCCGAGACCTGGTCGGAGCCACCGAAGGAACGCTCGACACGATCCTGAGGGCTGAGCGGCTGATCGACCCGGAGGGCGGTCTGCTGATCGCCCTTGTCGACCAGCTCGTCGACTTCGCGGTTAACGACTTCGTCCGGGTGGGCAACACAGCAGATGGTGCTATAATCACATTCGCCAGTGGACGGCCTGACCTCTCCTACGTCGATGTAGACGATCAGGGCGCGATAACCAGGATCGTCGATAAAGTAGTCGTCTCAGATACGGCCGTCGCTGGTGTTTACTATTTCCGCCGAGCGCGTGGGTTCCTGGACAGTGCCAGGAGCGTTGTACGCAACGAGGAACGCGGTTACCGCGGCGAGTACGTCATCAGCTCGGCGATCGCCAGGATGTTGCGGCGCGGCGACCGGTTGTTGTCGTATCGAGCCGAGACAACGATTCTCGGAACCCCCGAAGACCTCTGGGAGTACGAGAAGTGTCGGACCTGGTAGTCGTCTCGGCCCACGGAACAGACTACATCGATCGGTGCCTGGAATCGCTAGGCGATAAATACCCGGTTCGCGTGGTCTTCACCGAGGTGGTCGGCGGCTATCAGATGACAGCCGTGTTGTCGGCTTACGAGGCATCGGACGCCGACACCTTCCTGTTCGTCCAGGACTCGATGACGGCACTCCAACCCGACTACCTAGAGCCGTTTCGCGACAAGATGCCCGATCGCGGATGTGTCGCCTGGACGTTGTTTGAGGAGCAATTCGGTGGTGGCCGCGAGTGGCAGGACAAGGTCCGCGAGCGCGGACAGCCACAATACGACTTAGAACACTATCCTGATGGCGGTATCTTCGGTCCTGTCTTCGCCACGAATCGCTCCAGCTTGGACGAGATCGTCACGAAAGGTCTATTGCCGCCGACTCCGACCTCCAAAGAACAAGATCAGCTCAACGAGCGCTTCTGGCTCTGGTCATTTTGGCAGGCCGGGATGACGGTCAGAGCGCTGTGCGGTGGCTGGGATCCTGTTGGCATGAGCCGCGGCCTATATCCGCCGTTCAGCAAGTGTTTCGCCGGTCGCCAATGATCCGGGTTGTCTGTCCGTTCACGGCGATCAAACCAGGAGTCGCCGAGGCGTTAGACGCTACGGGCATTGCCTGGGAAGCGATTGACGTCTCCGGTAGTGACTCGGCGTACTGGGAATTGCTGGATTCGCTCTGGACCGCCGGCGAGACATTCATCGTCGTCGAACACGACGTAATCGTTAGACCCGATACACTCGATTATCTACGCTATTGCCCGCAATCGGATGTCTGTACCTATCCGATCCCGTACTTCTGGAGTCCGCAAGCCGTAGGAATGGCCTGTAACAAGTTCGGATCGACGTTCATCGCCCGTCATCCCGACCTCATGGCGCAAGCGGCCGAGATGTCAGACGAGCAACACCCCCCGAAACACTGGTGTCGTCAGGATCAGTGGATACAGACGCTTATCCGACCCGAGGTCTATCACGTCCACTTACCCCCGCTAGCACACTACCGCGAACCCGGCAAATCACTAACTTCATCACACGGTTGTAGCTAGGAGCTCGATCAGTGACGTCACCCTGGTATCGCGGCAGGTGGAAAGGCGTTCGCAAGACCACACTTGAACGTGATCACTATATGTGTCAGATACAGAGTGTTGGTTGTGAACAGGTTGCCGATACAGTGGATCACATCGTATCGCCAAGACTAGGTGGATCATGGTGGGATCAAGACAACCTCAGAGCAGCGTGTGCACATTGCAACTACAGCAAGCAAATAGACCGTGATACGATTGCGATCGCTAGATACTTCAGCGCCCATCCAGACGAAGCGAATGCGATACGTGATCTGAGGCGAACACAACAGACAATGTCGTCTGATTGGTAGGTCGGGCGCCCACCCAAGAAATAAATGGTTGAATCGACTAATGGTTGAAGCGACTAATGGTTGAATCGGCCGGATCGACCCAACGACTTGAGTGGCCAAGCAGACATCGTTCGATGCGTGATCGCCGCCATAGGGGCGGCCTCGCGACCTAGCGAGAGTAACGTGCTTACCACCGGTGTGATGTCTCCTTATTTGAGTCGGAAAGTTTGATTTTTGGTTGGGAGGGCCGCGTGAGCGAGATCAAAACGCCCGGCTTCCTCGTCGACAACAAGCACGACCACTGGTCTTACCACTGTCGCCTCTGCCCGTCCGTCGCCGGCGGTCCAAACCGCCTCTCGGGCAAGCGCAAGGGTCTAACTATCGTCCAGGCACGGGAGGCGGGCATTGTCCACCAGCGAGCCAAGCACAGCTGACGGTCCCGTTCTTGCCGCTGCCCGCGTCACCGTCGCCGAGCTCCGCTCGGCCGGCCACCTCGGCGTCGTAGACTCCGCCCGCGTGGCGTCGTTCCTGGCGCTAGCCGCCGCCGTTGACGGGCGCAGCGCCGGCAACAGCCAGATGTGGCGAGAACTCCGTGAACTCGAGACCACGCTACGGAAGGGGATTGATGAGGGAGCCACGTCCGTCGCCGACGAGGTCCGCGGGATTTTGTCCGCCGCGCTGGGCGACCCCGCGAAGCCCGGAACGCCAGACGTTCGGCCCGCGAGTCGCCGCCGTGGCAAGGCTATTCCTGCCGCAGGGGCAGGAGCTGATGCCGTGGCAGCAGATGGTAGCAGACGTGGCCGGGGAGTATACGCTGTCGGCCGCGGGGGAGATCCGGCTATCCTACCAGCAAGTAGTAGTCCTTACCCCGAGGCAGTCTGGGAAGACATCCTGGCTCCTGGCGCAGGAGGTTGATCGGGCGATCAACTGGCACGGTCCTCAGCGGATCGCATACACGGCCCAGACCGGCAAGGACGCTCGCGCCAAGCTGATCGTCGACCAAGCGACACTCCTGCTCCACTCGCCGCTGTGTAAGGCGTTCGGAATTCGCGTATTCAGCGCCGCCGGCTCCGAGGCCATCACCTTCGACAACGGCTCACGAATCGGCATCGTCTATCCCGGCCACTCCGGAGGCGGCCGCGGCCAGACGATCGACCTCGGGATCGTTGACGAGGCCCAGGACGACGTCGACGACATGCGCGAGGCAGGGCTGGCGCCGACGATGATCACGCGGGCAAACTCCCAGCTGCTCATCGCCTCGACCGCCGGCTTCGAGTCCTCGGTCTACCTGTCGCGGAAGGTTGGCGCCGGCCGAGACGCTGTCGCGAATGGCGTGCGATCGGGGATCGCCTATTTCGAGTGGAGCGCGCCTGACGGTGCACCGATCGACGCCGAGACCACGTGGGAGGGTTGTATGCCTGCGTACGGGATAACGGTCGATCCCGCCAAGATCCGCGCCGAGTTTCTGGTGCGAGAAGAGGGGACCTTCCGACGCGAGTACCTAAACCAGTGGACCGGCGCGAAACAGAGCCTAATCTCAGAAGCGTTGTGGAATGCCGTCTGTGAGTAGCGCCGGGGTCAACCGTGAAGGCTGTACGTTCGGGGTCGACTGTGACCCTTATCACACCTCCGCCGCGATTGTTGCCGCCGACGGCAAGGGGAATATCGAGGTGGTCGAGGCCGGTCTGCCGACCGGTGAATTGGTCGCTCGCGTGACGCACCTCGCCACGCAGTACAGCGGTTACGTTGTGTTGCAAGGTCGCGGACCCGCTCGCCAGTACGCCGACGAGATCCGGCGCACGGTCAAGGTGTACGAGTATGACGACGCTCAGTTCGCTGACGCGTGCGCCCGATTTTTCCGCGCCGTAGCCGACAAGAAGGTTCACGTTCTGCGCCACCCAGCGCTGACGGCCGCCGTGCTGGCGGCGACGAGCAAGCCCGCGGGCGACAACTGGCGCTGGGCGCGCGACAAGACCGAGACCGACATAACGACGCTGATCGCCGCCACGCTGGCCCACGATCGCGCAACCAGGCCGAACACCGTTTGGGTGAGTACATGAAGCATTTTCGCGTTAGGCGTCACGTCGTGCTACAGACAGCCGGTCTGGTCGTCCTTTCGACCGGTCTCGCCCTCCTGGCGACCCCGCCCGTAGGCGTTGTTGCGTTCGCGGTTGGCCTGATCGCCTTCGGCGTATCCGACGAACAGGCCAACTACTAACATGGGCCTCGCCCGACTGATCCGGCGCAGTCAAGGTGTCGCGCCTGGGCTGATCATGCCTCCGCGCAACAACTCAGAGATTCGCAAACTCTGGGAGCAGGCCGAAGCCCGGTCGGGTACGGGCCTGTCATTCCCCGACTATCTGCGCCTCTGGGAGCGATTCGGTTTCAACGGCGTCGAGTACATGATCCCGTCGGGGCAAGTCGGCGAGATCATCGCCCGCGAGTCGATCCGCGACCCGATCGTCATGGCGTGCATGACTATCCGCATCCAGATCTTCGCCGAGATCACTTTCGCCTTCCAGGCTTACTCAGCCGGTCGGCCCGGTGAGCTCAGCGACTCGCCACAACTCCAACTCCTCCGCGAACCGTGGCCCGAGGCGTCGACCGGCGACCTTCTCGCCCGGATGGAGATGGACGGCTCAATGTATGGCAACTCGTACTGGGTGCGGTCGACCGAGCAGCCCAACGCACTGACCCGTCTCGAGCCCGCCCGTGTCAAGATCCTAACCGGCGACGTCAACGACAACCTCACAGACAAGGCTTACGGCCAGTTCCTCGTCGGTTACGCCGTCTATAACCCGAAACAGGACACGGTGGCCACGTTCGCGCCGGACGAGATCGTCCACTACCGTCCGCTGCCCGACCCCGAACACCCCTTCCGCGGCATGGCGTGGCTACACCCGCTGTTACCAGACGTTATGTCCGACCTGGGCCTGACCGACTACAAGAACGCCTTCTTGAGTAACGCCGCAACGCCCAACCTCGTTGTCTCGTTCACGGACCCAATCGGCGAGGACGCCTTCCAGGCGTTCAAGGCCCGGCTGGACGACCGGCACAACGGCGCTCAGGCCGGATTCAAGACGCTGTATGTAGGATCGGGCGTCGACGTCAAGACGATCGGGTCCAACTTCCAGGATCTCAACCTCTCGGGCGTCCTCGAGCAGGGCGAAATGAGGATCTGCGCCGCGGCGGGGGTGCCGGCGCCAATCGTTGGAGTGGCTGGTGGCATGAAAGGCTCGGCGTTGAACGCCAACACCTATACCGCGACCCGCCGGCGATTGGCGGACGGTACGATCCGGCCGCTGTGGCGCGCTGCCGCCAACGCGCTGTCGGTCCTCGTCCCGGCTCCACCGGGCAAGCGACTCTGGTACGACGACCGAGACGTTGCCTTCCTACAGGCGGACCTGCTGGACGCCGCTCAGGTTCGCGCCGCTGACGCCACAACGATGTTGACCCTGATCAACTCGGGTTACACGCCGGAGTCTGTGACGCTGGCGATCGAGACCGACGACTGGTCGGTACTCGAACACTCCCAGCTAATCTCGGTCCAACTGCAAGCGATGACGTACGACAAGGCCGAGGACGCTGCCACGGCGTCGATCAAGGCCACGCTGGCGCCTAAGCCCCCGCCGCTGATGATCGGTGGACCACCGGCCGCCTCGTCTGAAGATTCAGACGGCGGCGGTTCTAATCAAGACGAGGACAGCGGCGGTGACGAGGACAGCGGCGGTAATGGAGAACAGGATAATGGATCAGGCCAGTAACTACGATCCCGAGGCACGGGCTACCGATCCCAAGTACTCGATGCCGGATGGGTCGTACCCGATCAACAACTGCGCCGATGTCAGCGACGCCGCTAAGCTAGCGCACCACTCCAAGACCTACAGTTTCGACGCCGTGAAGGCGATGGTGCTCAAGGCGAAGAAGGGGCTTGATTGTCCGGACTCTGTCCTGCCCGCCACGTGGGATGAGAGCGGTAAGAACTCGGTGAACCCAGACCCCACCCGGCTGATTCGCTCTAGCTTTGGTCCCAACGTGATCGAACTTCGCGACTCAACCGAGATGCCCGGAACGGGCTCGGAGCTCCACGGCCACTTCTCGACGTTCAACAAGTGGTACGAGGTCGATGACGCGTGGGAGGGGCAGTTCTTGGAGCGCGTCGCGCCCGGCTCCTTTGCCAAGACGATCGAGCAAGACCGGTCGCGGATGCGTGTCTTGTTTGATCACGGCTTCGACCCTACGTTCGGCGACAAGCCGCTAGGACCGATTGCCACGCTGGAGGAGGACGACACCGGGGCACACTACGTCGTGCCGCTGCTGGACACCGCCCAGAACCGCGACTTCCTGCTGCCGGCGTTGCAAGGCAAGCTCATGGACGGCCGGGCTGTCGGCAGCCAGCTCGGGGCGTCATTTCAGTTCATCGTTCACAGCGACACCTGGGACCGCTCGGGCAAGATCCTGTCATCCAACCCGAAGGGTCTGCCGCGTCGGACTATCACCGAGGCCAAGGTTTTCGAGTTTGGTCCTGTCACGTTCCCGGCATCGCCTTCGGCGACCGCTGGCGTACGCTCCGACACCGCCGACTTCTATGACCACCTACTCCACGATGGCCGCTTCGTTGCTGCATTACAGCGACGCATCGGACCCAACGTTACCGACAAGCTGCTCGAGCATGCGAGGCAAGTCGAGCCCCAGTCGACACGCGATGCCGCGGGAGAGTCCCGGGAGAAGCGTCAACTGCACCGCCGAGCCACGAACGTAAGCGTATTGCGTGAACGGGCGAAGGCCATTCTCCAAAGGGAAACCAGTGAGTAAGACACTCAGGGAAGTCCGCGAGACGTTCAAGGCCCTACAGGCCGAGGTCGCCGAGCTGGACGCCAAGGAAGATCGCAGCGACGACGAGGAGGCTCGTTATGCCGTTGCGATCGAAGAGGCCGAGGTTGCCTCGACCGAGCTGGCGGGACTTGAGGCGCGTGCGCTGAAGGTCGCGTCGATTCGGGCCAAGACAACCGACCAGGTCGAAGGCGAGGACCGCGGTCATGCGCCGGCGCAGATCAACAAGTCCGACCCGCTTTCGATCGACCGCAGCAGGGCCACCAAGACCGAGCTGCGCGACGCGGCGTTGGCGGTTGCCGAGAAGTCCGTGGGCTTCAGCGGCTTCACCGCCAAGCAAGGCGCCAAATTGCAGGCCATGTATCGGGGGCGCTCTTACGGCGTGAACTCCGATTGGATGGCGAAGATGACCCTTATCACCGAGTCCGACGCCTATCGCAGCGCGTTCGGGAAGCTGATGAGCGGCAGGTATTCCGAGGGGTCCCTGCAACCCGACGAGCTTCGCTCGATCGTTGAAGCCCGCGCGGCATCAGAGGGCACCGCGTCTGCTGGTGGGTATGGCGTCCCGATTACGATTGACCCGACCGTGATTCTGACGGCGGGAGCCCTGGCGGCCCCCATTCTCGACATCGCCCGGATCGAGAACGTCACGACCGATGCGTGGCGTGGCGTTACGTCGGCCGGCACCACCTTCGCGTACTTCGCGGAAGGTACAGCCGTCACCGACGGCACCCCCACCCTGGCCCAGCCCGTCATCACGGTGTACAAGGCGTCAGCGATGATTCCCTACAGCATCGAAGTTGGCGAGGATTACCCGGGATTCGCGGAGCAGATGTCGATTCTTTTGCAGCAGGGCTACGTCAACCTGTTGGCGCAGTCGACAATGACCGGCGCCACCGGGGGCACGGTCCCCGTTGGTATCTTCTCTGCGCTAGACACCCGCTACGCGGCTGGATGCGCAGACGGATCGTCTGGTCTCGGGGTTGTCCCGACCACACTCGGCACCTTCTCGGGTGTTGACCTCCGCGCCCTGTGGGCGGCGGTTCCCGAGCTGTTCCGTTCGCGTTCGACCTTCGTGATGAACCCCGCGGTGCAGGCGGAGGTCCGGGCGTTGGGTAACAACCTGGCCCTGGCCGACTTTATACAGGACGCAACGGGTGGACCCGGAGCGACCCTGCTCGGTCGTCCGATCGTGCTTTCGGACTACGCGCCCGCCGCGTCGTCCACAACCAGCCTCAGCAACAAGTTCATGGTCCTGGGAGACTTCTCCCACTTTGTTATTGCTCAGCGCGTGGGCATGACCGTCGAGCTGGTCCAGCACTTGTTCAGCACTTCGACTGGTCTGCCCACCGGGCAGCGTGGTTGGTACGCCTACTCTCGACTCGGTCATAACGCTGACTCTGCGAATCCCTTCCGGATCCTGCAGAACTAAGCGTAGACAAGTCTCCGGCCGAGACAACCCCCTCCGCCGGTCGTCACCCTTGACGGGTGGCGGCCGGTTTGGGGGCCGCGAACAGGAGGGAAACCGTGACTAAGATCGTATTCGCGACCGTGACCCAGATGGTATTCGGACCCGGCGACTTGCGCTACAACCTGCGCGAAGGCGACACCTGGGCGGCCGAAGACCCGCTCGTCCAGCAGTACCCCGACTTCTTCAGCGCCGAGCCGACCCGTCTGCTCCGGACCGAGCCCCTCACCCCGACCGTTGCCGCGAAGCCCGCGAAGCTCGAGCGCGCAACCGCCGGCCCTGGCGAGACCCGCGGATGGGGGTGAAGTCCGAGAGAGACGTTCTCGTCGCGTATTTGTGCCGAGACACGATCGCCAGCTCGTTTCACCACTCGATGTTCGAGCTGATGGGGTATGACGCTAGCCATAACCATCGGCTTAACCAGCGCCTACAGTCCCGGGGGGGCCCAATGGGGCTGGTCGCCGCACGAAACGAGCTGGTGAAGGGCTTCCTGAAGACCGATAACGAGTGGATGTTCTGCCTCGACGACGACATGGGGTTCGAGCCAATCATCCTCGACCAGTTGTTGTCGGTGGCCGACGCCAAGGAGCGCCCCGTGATGGGCGGTCTGTGCTTCGTTCAGCGCGAGATCGCGCCTGACGGCATGTACGGCTTCCGCACGATGCCGAGCCCGACAATCTTCGACTGGATCCCCAACGACATCCAGGGCTGCGACGCCTACACCGCGCGAGCACACTACCCAATGAATCAGTGCATGGAGATCGGCGCGACCGGCGCCGCCTGTCTGCTGATCCACCGTTCGGTGGTCAATAAGCTGCACGAGAAGTTCGGCGACCAGTACTGGGACCAACTACCCCAGGACAACGGCGTTATGATGGGTGAGGACATCTCGTTTTGTGACCGCGTCCATCAGGTCGGCGTTCCCGTCTGGGTCCACACCGGAATCCGCCTGACCCACTATAAGCACACGTGGGTCGGTGAGGACGACTTCTGGCAGTCTTTTATCGCCCCGCCGGCGACCGAGCGCGTTAGCGTGATCGTCCCGGTCCTGCACCGGCCGCAGAACGTGAAGACCCTGATGGAGTCGCTGACAGCCTCCACCGGCCTAGCCACCGCGTGGTTCGTCTGCGACCCGGACGATATCGAGGAACAGGAAGAGGTTCGCAAATACGGCGGCCGCGTCCTGCTCTGCGACGGCACATTCGCCCACAAGGTCAACACGGCCTACAAGGCGGTGTATGACGGGGATCTGGTGCTCGACGCCCCGTGGATTCTCCTGGTCGGCGACGACGTCCGTTTCCGCCCCGGCTGGCTTGACCAGGCCCAAGACGTCGCCCGCCGCTACGTCGGTGCAGACGTCATTGGCACGAACGACCTGGCCAACGCTCGCGTCATCCGCGGCGAGCACGCTACTCACCCTATGATCCGTCGCTCGTACATCGACGAGCTGGGCGCCTCGTGGGATGGGCCTGGAATTATAGCGCACGAAGGCTACCATCACTGGTTTGTTGATGACGAGATCATCACCGTCGCAAAAAGCCGTCAAGCCTTCCAGGCCGCTCACGGCTCCGAGGTCGAGCACATGCACCCGATCGCTGGCAAGGCCCAACTAGACGCGGTGTATGCGCTTGGTCAGGCCCACATCGCCGAGGACGAGGCGCTGTTCCGCAAGCGCCTAGCCGCCCACGGCGGCCGCGTCGTCCCGGCGTCACCTGCAACCCCGCCCGCCAACCGCGCGCAGCGCCGCGCCCAAAGGAGTCCCAATGCACACAGACGAACCGCGCCCGTTCCCCAAGCCCTTGCCGCATCCACCCTGCTGACCAAATGACAGCCACTCCCGGTTACGTCGTCATAACGCTCCTGCCCGACCCGGCAGGCGTAGTGCCCGACGGAACCATTGTTACCGTGACTGCCGCCTTTTCCAACAATGCCGGTACACCCACCAGCCCCACCGCCGCGACGTACAACTACGCACTCTCGGGCGCAACCACCAACGCCGCTGGTAGTCCGTTCTCGATGACTGGCACCTCGGGGATATACACCGGCAACATCGACACAACTGGCTTCTGCGCCGGGGTGAGCCAGTATGCCACCCAGGTCGAGGTCGAGGTTTCGGGAACCGGGACATGCCAGGCTTTCGGCCGCACGTACTTCACCGTTCTATCGCCCGACCTCGGAACCGAGGGGCCGTAATGCCATATCCATATCCACTACGCAACCAGCTGTGTTCCCTCGTCGACCTCAAGCTCGCTATGGGCGTCTCGCCGACGAACACCAGTGACGATTACCGTCTCGCTCTCAACATTGACGTCGCCTCCCGTAAGATCGAGAATTTCCTGGGCCGAGTCTTCACCCAGCAGGCCACCCCGACATTCCGAACCTTCGTCACCGAAGACCCCTGGTTGTGCTACGTCGATGACTTTATGTCGCTCGAGGGCCTGATCGTATCGGTGGACTACGCCGGCTATGGGGTTGTCACCGGGAACGCCTTCGGGACCGTCTTGGCCAATCCGACCGTGGTCGATACGACCCTGACGGCCGGGATCTGCACGACCGGCGGCGACTTCCAGCTTGAGCCGATCAACGGACTCGTCCACGGGCAGCCGTGGGCGTTCGACCACATCCGGGCGATCCGCTCCCAGTACTTCCCCCAGTACGGCGGCCTCGCGTATCCGCGACCATACACCCAGGCGCTCGTTGGCGTCTATGCGATGTTCGGCTGGAACTACGTACCCACCGACGTCAAG